ATGGTGATCATGCAAAGTACACAAAGCAGTTTGTCGACAATGGTGTAATCAGCTATATGACTGCTGGAACACAACAAGCTATGAATTTTGAAAGTCATCGCTTATGCACGATTAAGGCAAAGCAAGAGCTGCGAATAGGCACATGGTCAATTCTACCGTTTGACATCGAACATGATGCTAACGAGCCTGTGGCTTTCTTATTACAAAGTACATTAGGTTATAAGGTTCTGTATGTTACTGATACAAAGTATTTGAAATACAAATTTAACGGCATTACGCACATGATGTTAGAAGTTAATTATATCTATGAACAAATGCAGGAAAACATAAAAAACGGCAGTGTGCACAGCACATTAGCAAACAGAATTATGGAGTCTCATTTTAGCTTAGAACATGCTATCGGAATGTTAAAAGCAAATGATTTAACTAGACTCGAAGAAATACATTTAATTCATTTAAGTAGCCAAAATTCAAATGCAAAATACATTAAAAGTGAAATACAAAAAGTGACGGGCGTGCCCGTTTATGTTGGAGGTTTATAAATGATAAACAGAACAATATTAGTTGGTCGTTTAACTAGAGACCCAGAATTAAGAACCACTCAAAGTGGTGTAAATGTAGCATCATTCACATTAGCAGTTAACCGTACATTTACAAATGCACAAGGAGAGCGCGAGGCAGACTTTATTAATATCATCGTATTTAAAAAACAAGCAGAGAACGTTAATAAATACCTATCTAAAGGATCGTTGGCGGGCGTAGATGGCAGATTACAAACGCGTAACTATGAAAACAAGGAAGGTCAACGTGTATATGTTACGGAAGTTATTGCTGATAGTATTCAGTTTTTAGAACCGAAAAACTCAAATGACACTCAACAAGATTTATACCAACAACAAGTACAACAAACACGTGGACAATCGCAATATTCAAATAACAAACCAGTAAAAGATAATCCGTTTGCGAATGCAAATGGTCCGATTGAAATAGATGACAATGATTTACCATTCTAATTTAACCGGTTTGAAAGTGAGGTGTGTATATGACTGGTTGGATAAAACTTCATAGAAAATTATTAGATTCGCCTATTTTTCAGAACGAAAAGTTATTCAAAGTATTTGCATATTGTCTTATGAAAGCTAGTCATAAGGATCATACACAGCTTGTTGGCAGGCGGGTTGTCGAATTAGAAAAAGGTCAATTTGTGTTCGGGAGAAAGCGAGCAAGCGAAGAGTTACGTCTCAAAGAATCCACAGTAAGAGACTACATAAAGCTTTTAGAAAATCTTGGAACTATCGTCGTAAAGTCCGACAACAAATTTTCTGTTATAACCGTTGTCAATTGGGCGATTTATCAAAGTATGGAAGAAAATTCCGACAGCAAAAACGACAACAAATCAACAACAAATGGACAACAAATCAACAACAAATCAACAACAAATGGACAACAAATCAACACAAACAAGAATGTAAAGAATGGGGATAATGTAAAGAATGATGAGAATGAGAAGAAGAAGGCAGCTGCCTTCGACTTCTTCCAAGATAACGGATTCGGTTTCATAACTCCTTACAATTTAGACGATTTAAATTATTATCTTGATTCATTTGAAAATGATTCAGATCAAATAGTTACCGCATCACTTAAAATCGCTAAAGACAGAAATAAAGTTACTTGGGGATATGCTAAAAGCATTTTGAATACATGGCTTAATGCAAACTTGAAATCTATTGAACAAATACGTGCATTTGAAAAGCAACAACTGGAAAGCAAAAAGCAAACTAATAAACCTTATGTTAAACCATCGAAAGAAAAAACACCCAAATGGCTCACAGACAGCACGAGAGAAACGAAAACGCCGGAAGTAGATGAAAACCTTGAGAAAGACAGAGAAGCTTTTATTAAGCGTCTAAATAGCAAATGGGAGTGATTGAAAATGGATGCATTTGATAAATACTATCTATTTGATCATGACGGCAACAAAATGTTTTCAGTTACACCACATTTTAAAGATGGTCGGCATTTAGTTGTTGGAATAAAAGAAACAAAATTTAATGGTCGTCGTTGGTATTTAGACGATTATGAATTAAATACACTTATTGATAATGAACAAATGGAGTTAGGACACCAAACAAGCTTATTTGAATATATATGAGGGATTACATGGAGATAGAAATTAAATTTAATGAAGTGTTTAATGCGCCGATGGGGTCGCCCCGTCCACGCTTTCGTAAAACAGGTAGATTTGTTCAAACTTACATGCCAACGTCTTACACAAAGCATAAAGCGTATATACAAGGGCAAATGCCTAAGTTAAATCTAGAGCGCGCACTAAAAATCGAATTAGACTTTTACTTTCCATTGCTTAAATCGTGGTCGAAGAAAAAGAAAAGCGAAATGGTTGGGCAGTATAAAGTGACTAATCCGGATATCGACAACTTAATTAAAACGGTATTAGATGCTTGTAATGGCCATGTATGGAAAGACGATAACCAAATTACAGAAATAACTAGCTCAAAGCGTTATGGAATTGAGCCCAAAATAATCATACGAATAGAAGAAATATAAGAGGTGGATAAAATGGCGAGAAAAGCAAGAATTGTAACAATAAACGATAAACCTTATAGGTTCAGTAAATTTGAAATGGAATTAATAGAAAGTCACGGTATAACCGCTGGAATGGTTTCTAAGAGAGTAAAAGACGGTTGGGAACTACATGAAGCAATGGACGCACCAGAAGGTACGCGTTTAAGCGAGTACAGAGAAAAGAAAACAATAGAAAGACTGGAACAAGCTAGACTCGAACGCAAATTGGAAAGAAAGCAAAAGAAAGAGGCTGAGCTAAGAAGAAAGAAGCCACATTTGTTTAATGTACCACAGAAACATCCAAGAGGACGTTATGCGTGCTACCTGATGGAAAACGACATATTCGTGAAAGTTAAGAAGTAGATCATGACAGATAACGCACGCAAAGAATACCTAAATCAATTCTTTGGATCTAAGAGATATCTGTATCAGGATAACGAACGAGTGGCACATATTCATGTAGTAAACGGCACTTATTACTTTCATGGGCATATCGTACCAGGTTGGCAAGGCGTTAAAAAGATGTTTGATACAGCAGAAGAGCTCGAAACATATATAAAGCAACATGGTTTGGAATACGAGGAACAGAAGCAACTAACTTTATTTTAGAGGAGATATAAAAATGAAAATCAAATTTAAAAAAGAAATGACATTAGATGAATTAATTAAGTGGGCATGGGAGAACCCTGAATTAGTAAGAGGAGAGAAATTTTATGCGCAAGGCAAGAGTAATGAAACATATGTGTATTTCCATCTTTACGACGGAAGAAAGTGCATCTTAAGAGAATATATATCAGCCGATGACACTTTTGAAGTCGAATATGAAGAGGAAATCACGGAAGAAACTGTAATACCGAAGTTAGTAAAAATGTACAAAGACGGAAAAATGTCCGTTTACAATGACTATTCGATTAAGCGTTCTTTGCTTTATTCCCCTAAAGCATACTATATCTTAAACGACGACCTAACTATGACGTTAATCTGGAAAGATGGGGAGTTGGTAGAATGATGCAAACCTATAAAGTAAGTCTTTGTATCAAGTTCTTAGCGTCTAAATGTAATTATAAATTAAAAAAGCATTATTTTGTGCAAAGTACGAATGAGGAAGAAGCCACGAATACGGTATTAAAACTGACTCGTAAAAAGCTCCCGTTCCAAACTGCAAGCATAGAGGTCGAAAAAGTGGAGGTAGTAGTATGATGCCGAAATATCGAGTGTGGGACGAATATACAGGAAGAATACACGATGTTGTAGGATTCGACTTCATTGAGACTGAAGTTCACTATGAAAACTACGCGGAAGCAGAAGCTTTAATACATGCAAGAGATTTTAAAGATGTAGAACTTATGCAAAGTACAGGACTTAAAGACAAAAACAACAACGAAATATATGCGGGAGATATAGTTGAGTTTGAAGATGAAATATTAGAGATGCCAGACGATGAATCTGTAATAGGAACAATTAATAGAGCAGTAATATCTATTGATGTTGTAAATGGTATTCAATTAAAAGATTTTATGTTTGAGGGCGCAGTCTCCGAAAATGATTACTTTGAGTATATAGACATAAAATCCTTCCTTAGATATGACTGTGAGGTTAAAGGCAACATATTTGAATCATCACATTTATTGGAGGTAACAGAATGAACTATGAAACAGGGGTCCAACTAGGTGTAATGGACGCTAGGTTGAAGAAGATGAGAAAACAACGTGATGAGTACAAGAAGCAACGTGATGAGCTTATTGGGGATATAGGTAAGTTAAGAGAACGCAACAAAGAGCTGGAGAAGAAAGCAAGTGCATGGGATAGGTATTGCAAGAGCGTTGAAAAAGATTTAATAAACGAATTTGGCAAAGATGGTGAAAGAGTTAAATTTGGAATGGAATTAAACAATAAAACTTTTATGGAGGAAGACACTAATGAATAACCGTGAACAAATTGAACAGTCCGTTATAAGTGCTAGTGCGTATAACGGCAATGACACAGAGGGATTACTAAAAGAGATTGAGGACGTATATAAGAAAGCGCAAGCGTTTGATGAAATACTTGAGGGAATGACAAATGCTATTCAACATTCAGTTAAAGAAGGTATTGAACTTGATGAAGCAGTAGGGATTATGACGGGTCAAGTTGTCTATAAATATGAGGAGGAGCAGGAAGATGAAAAAATTTAATGTTCAAATCACATACACTGGCATGATTGAAGAGACTATCGAGGCTGAAAGTTTAGACGAAGCAGAATTTGAGGCTCATGATATTGCGAGAATGGAAGTGCCATTTGATTGTGATGAATTTGAAATTAATGTAGAGGTGGAACAGGAAAATGACTAACACATTACAAGTAAAACTATTATCAGAAAATGCTAGAATGCCCGAACGAAATCATAAGACGGATGCAGGTTATGATATATTCTCAGCTGAAACTGTCGTACTTGAGCCACAAGAAAAGGCAGTGATTAAAACAGATGTAGCTGTAAGCATACCAGAGGGCTATGTCGGGCTATTAACTAGCCGTAGTGGTGTAAGTAGTAAAACACATTTAGTGATTGAAACAGGCAAGATAGACGCGGGATATCATGGCAATTTAGGGATTAATATCAAGAATGATAATGAAACGTTAGAGAGTGAGTATATAAGTAACTTTGGACGTAGTCCTTCTGGTATAGACGGACAATATGCCCTACTACCTGTAACAGATAAAATTTTATGTATGAATGGTAGTTATGTCATAAACAAAGGCGACAAACTAGCTCAATTGGTTATTGTGCCTATATGGACACCGGAACTAAAGCAAGTGGAGGAATTCGAGAGTGTTTCAGAACGTGGAGCAAAAGGCTTCGGAAGTAGCGGAGTGTAAAGACATCTTAGATCGAGTTAAGGAGGTTTTGGGGAAGTGACGCAATACTTAGTCACAACATTCAAAGATTCAACAGGACGTAAGCATACACACATAACTAAAGCTAAGAGCAATCAAAGGTTTACAGTTGTTGAGGCAGAGAGTAAAGAAGAAGCGAAAGAGAAGTACAAGGCGCGAAATGCGCCAGTTGATGGAGCGACCAACTTAAACGATATCAAATCAAATATTGGTATCTTTCACGTTGAAAAAGTCGAACCAAACGAGGGTATGGTGGATATTAATATTGAGACAATGAAACCATTCGAGGAGGCAGATGATGATTAACATACCTAAAATGAAATTCCCGAAAAAGTACACTGAAATAATCAAAAAATATAAAAATAAAACACCTGAAGAAAAAGCTAAGATTGAAGATGATTTCATTAAAGAAATTAATGATAAAGACAGTGAATTTTACAGTCCTATGACGGCTAATATGAATGAACATGAATTAAGGGCTATGTTAAGAATGATGCCTAGTTTAATTGATACTGGAGATGACAATGATGATTAAAAAACTTAAAAATATGGATTGGTTCGATATCTTTATTGTTGGAATACTGCGATTATTCGGCGTAATCGCACTGATGCTTGTTGTCATATCGCCTATCTATACAGTGGCTAGTTACCAAAACAAAGAAGTACATCAAGGGAC